GACGACATCCGAAACCTGACGCCAGCCGTCGCCGATGTCGGGGGACCGCAGGAGTAGCTTCAAAAAGCTGCGATTATTATCTGTGATCATGGCGGCCTATCCTGTTATCTTGAGGGCTTCACGCAGATCAGCAGCAAAATCTAAATCCGTAGTGTCCTCTTGGTCGCCGCAGCGCCGGCATACGACGAAGCCACCATTGAGTGAGTCGGACAGCATTCGCGCAGCCGCCTCGATCTTCTTCAACTCGGCAATCTCGACGCGGAGCCGCTCAATCTCTTCTCTCTGCGCGGCATTGACGCTCCGAAGTTGGCCGTTCTCAGCGCGTAGGGCCAGCACTTCATCTAGTGTCGTGGCGTGCGGCATTTCGGGGCTAATCGAGCAACGCGCTCGCCTTCTGTTGGTCGAGTTCAAAGCCGCAGCATTTGTGGCAGTAGCGGCCCGGCTCGCCGAACTCGCTTTCCTCTGGCTCCCACTCGTGCGTGCAGGAGTCGAAGGTCTGCTTCCAGTCCTTGTAGCAGCCATCGCAGAACCAGCAGTCGCCCATCATGTGGCAATCTTCAATGTCGAAGTCCTTACCGCAGTGCTCGCAGGTCTGCATCTCGGGCGCGTCGGGAACCATGGGCGTCTCCTGTCAGGCTGCGGCTTGGACGAGATTGCGGGCAATCGTCGTCTCGCAAATATCGTGGTCAGTGATGGTCTGGCCCATGAACTCGTGTTCCGCGACATAGCGAATGCGAACCAGATCGCCGGCTGAATTGTATGTGCGGAGGATGTCAGAAACCCGCATGGTCCGGGGGTGTTTGCCGTGGCTCTTGAAGATGGTCCCGATGGCAAAGCGTGGCGTCATGCGGCCTACCCCTTGGTTGTGGAAAGCATATAAGCACCTTGACAAGCGCCTGTCAATAGCGTACGCATTTCTACAGAAAATCAGGTGTTCACAAATTGCGGAAAAAACAGTCTCTAACAGGGCCAAACGGCTTTTTGGTGGGATATGCGAGAGTTTCGACGCAAGACCAAAAGCTCGATCTCCAAATCGAGGCGCTCCGCAAAGCGGGGGTCGATGAAGACCGTATCCACGTCGAAAAGGTCTCCGGTGCGTCCAAGCGCCGCCCAGCTCTCGACCTCGCCATCAAAGACCTTGCCGAAGGCGATACCCTGCTTGTCTGGCGCATCGACCGCTTTGCTCGGTCTATGCGAGACCTCTACGCGCGGCTCGATCAGGTCTACGCTAAAGGCGCTTACTTCCGGTCGCTCACGGAAAACTTCGATTTCGGAACTGCGACAGGCAAGTTTATTCTTGGCATCCTTGGCCTTGTTGCTGAGCTTGAACGGCAGATCACCGCGCAGCGCACCGAGGCCGGCATCGCCACATGGAAGGCGAAGACCGGCCAGGGCTGGGGCCGGCGGCAAGAGCTATCCGACGCTCAAATCGCCCAGGCTGGCCGGATGATGAACCGGAAGCGCAACCCTATGAGCGGCCCTCAGGCGGCCGAGCATTTCGAGGTTTCGACAGCAACGATCTATCGGTACTGGAAGCGAAACCCGCGCGGCGACAATCCGCGATTCATTCGTCAGTACCCTAACAAGTGAGGAGCATGGCGATGACGCTGACGCCAGAAGAAGCCCACGCGGTCAACCGGCTCATGGACCCCGAGCCGAAAACCGATCCCCTTCGTCGGTACGTCGCGCTCTACCGGACGAAGGCGGCGGGCGTGCATCTTGGTCACATCGCCCACGACACTCAACTTGCGGCTTGGACTATCCGGCGCGGGCCGAACACACCGGCAGATTTGGAAATTCTCGACGTGATCGAGGTTCGGGCGTCCGAGCCTCGGAAATAAAAGGAGGCCGGAATGACTGGCGAGAGATTGCCCGACGAATTGATGAAGTCGCTTATGCCTGCGGCGAAGTACGAGGCATGGAAGCGGCAGGAGGAAGCGAGCCGGGAGTTCTGGCGCACCCTCCAAGGACCGGCGCAGCGCCCCCTCGGCTCGAATGCTGACGAGTGGCACCTGTTCCTTGCCGAGAACAAGGATGCTCCTGGCTATCTCGCGGTGCAGATCGCAGAGGCCATCGAACAAGCCGAGCGGCGCGGGCCTGTGGCCGCTCAGATTATCCACAGGCCCTAAACAAGGCAGGAGAATTTTATGCACTGGCGCGATCTGAGCCCGCAACAGCAGAAAGCACTCGCCGGGATCGGCCGGCGCGAGCGTGCGTCTGCGTATGAACTTCGGTGCAGCATCGCGACGCTCTGCGCACTGGAGCGGCGACGGTTGATCCGGGTGGAAACTACGCTCGGGAGCATCGCGTTCCCGCGCAACGCAAAAGCGGAACTGAGAGACGCTGGCCGCGAATTGCTCGCGGCTCGCCAGTAGATAAAGGAGCGACCATGCAGAGCCTCGTGGAGCGGCTGCGCGAGTGGGAGGACTACCTGCCTGCCAAAGAGTTCGTGCCGGAAATGCTCAAGGACACGAATGAGGCTGCGGACAAGATTGAGGAGTTGCTGGCCGAACGTCAGGGCCGGGCAGCCGAGTCCGCGCATTACATGGTCGAGAATGCGAACCTCCGCGCCGCGATCTTGAAATATGCGGGCCGCACTTCTGACTGCCGCTGGCGTGGCGGACACGATTGCACATGCGGGCTGGACGAACTTCGTTCATTTTGCCGTCAGTAAACAAAGGAGGGTTCGTGCTTACCGAAGCCAAGGTCGCACTGAACGCCGCGGACCCGGATTCTTGGAATGTCGAGCAGTTCGACGAAGACGGCAGTTGCCCGGTATTATGGCGCAAACGCCACAAGCCTTTGGGCTGTGGCGTTTGCATGTAAGCCGGGGGAGATGCCCCGGTGAACGTACCAGTCGCACTCTTAGTCGGCTTCGTTGCCCTCACAATCCAAGGGCAGTCGCTTGTCGCCGCCGAGGGTAGCCTTACCAGAAACCTTATACCGGAATCTGGTGGTGTGCTTCTTTCCGAAAACGTCCTCGTATTGGATGCGTCCGAACACGATAAGCGCCTTTACCCCATTGGCGACGCCGCTCAACTCCTCATCCGAGATTGGCCTTCGGCCGGAGATAACCAAAAAACTTTTCGCTCCCGGTCCGAGATCCCCGATCCTGACAGGTGCCCGCTCCTCCTCAAATACCTCTGGGGCAATAGGCGTATCCAGCACCCTAACTCTGCTCCAGCTCAACACATTGGAGGCGGGAGTTTGCCCGAGATTTCTATATTGCAGAGTGAAACTCGGGCGTTCAGGTCCGCCAAAATCTTTAACTTCGGTAGTCCCCAGGTGAATGTAAGCCCTCAGTTGCCGTTCGGACGATTCCTTGAGGTGCGCAATCTGGCGTTCGCCGGCGATATACAGACCGATAGTGGCGGTCCAAAGTCCGGCCGTAGAAGCCGCCAACACGAGAGTGAAGATAGCCAACGGGTCGGCGGTCGTCCGCTCCCAGAAGGTTTTGCACTCATCGCTCTTGTGGCCGGCCTTCTCGGCGGCCTCGTAACATTTCTGCTTCTCTACTTCGGACGGCGCATTGGCGGCCTGCCATCCCAAAACGGCCGCCCAAAAGACTGATGCCAGCAAAATGCCTATGGCTATTTCTGGATTAAACGAACGTAGAAACCGCAACGTGGCCCCCAGCCACTAAATCTCCTCCAACGCTACCCCGTCCAATTCCAAGGCTGCAATGCAGGCGAGAAAGAAAGTTGCGGAGAACGTTCCGCGAGCAAGCTTATTGGTGATCGAAGCTTCGGTTTCCTTCTTAAATCCATGTTTTTTCAATCGCTTAGCTAGATCGGCATAGGTTACTTCCGCCTCTCGTAGTTTGTGCTTCAGGAATGCGGCGGCTCGCTCCGCCCATTCCTCCTCGGAGGATATGGCCATGGGGCACCCTATCAGAAACGAAAGCTATCATATCCGATAGATTTTGTTTGACAAGCCTCGAACCTATCACATATGATATCTTTCATAAACGATAGGTAAGCAGATGGCCCAACACTTCCTCCTCTCCCGCGCCGCCAAGACGCTCTCCATGGCCTCCATCTTCACGATGAAGGACGATGAGGCGGAGATGACCTTCCGGCGCATCCGTTGGGCCGATACGGACGGTGAGCCGGTCTGCCCCCATTGCGGCGGGACCAACGCTTATGATTGCCGCCGGCTGAAAGGCGCGCCTCGCTTCCGCTGCCGGGCTTGCGTGAAGGACTTTTCGATCACGTCAGGCACCCTGTTCGCCAGCCACAAGCTGCCGCTGCGCTGCTACCTCGCCGCGATCGCGATCTTCTGCAACGAGGTCAAAGGCAAGTCGGCGCTGGCCCTCTCCCGCGATCTAAACGTCTCCTACAAGTGCGCATTCGTGTTGCTTCACAAGCTGCGGGAGGCAATGGCGGAGGAATTGAAGGGCCGCGTCGTCGGCGGAGAGGGCAAGGTCGCGGAGGTGGATGGCGGTTATTTCGGCGGCTATGTGAAGCCCGCCAATCTGAAAGAGAATCGCCGTGATCGGCGCTTCCGGCAAAACCAATCCGGCAAGCGCAAGGTCGTGGTTGTCGTGCGCGAACGCGGCGGCAATTCCATCCCCGCCGTGTTCAAGTCGGAGGGCGCTGCTTACGGCTTCCTGCGCTCGCACATTGCCAAGGGCACAACGATCAACGCCGACGAAGCGAACTCATGGGAGGAGTTGCACAAGCGTTTCGAGGTGAAGCGGATCAATCATCAAGAGGCTTATAGCCTCGATGGGGCCTGCACGAACTGGGCGGAGGAGTTTTTCAGCCGCATGCGCCGCGCGGAAATTGGCCACCACCACCACATCGCTGGCCAATACCTCCTCCGCTATGCGCAGGAAGCGTCTTGGCGCGAGGATAACCGGCGCGAGAGCAACGGTAAGCAGGTTGAGCGGCTGGCAGGGTTGGCGATGAAGCGGAATCCGTCAGTTGATTTCGGCGGTTATTGGCAGCGGCATCAATCCTAAAATACTTATTGGGCCGCGATCATAGATCTCCAGCGGAGTCTATTTTCGAGACGGCGGATGCAATTTGCATCTAGCCGCCCGCGCCGGGCTGGATCGGGGAAGAACTCCGAGCACCAGAAACAAGGCAGTTTGTTCAAGCTGTCATGCAGATCAAAGCGAGTGGGCCTAGTCAGACCGGCGACGGTCATTTCGGTAGCGTCTTTGACGATCAAATCTGTTAGTTCGCGCCACTGCTTTAGGTTGCTGGTTCCATAAGTGACGTGCAAAATCGCCTCACCCAGATGGTCGTTCCGTTCGATCGCGCGGACGACTACCGGGTGAGGAGGGTCGGCAGGAAGATGCAGATTGGGCCGATGGGGGAACCGGCACCACACTACGTCATAGACCTGCGGCAGATCAGTTAAGGGATGCCATGTCCACACCATCAAGGTGTGGAAGTATCATGCCACTCGCTCTGCTTCCAGCCATGCCTTACGTCGTTCGGCGGCGAGTTCGTGCAGATAAGCGATCTGATCGGGGGTGAGGTCGTCCGTATTGTCCTCCGCCGGGGGCACCGGCTGATGCTGAGGACGATGGGGGAGAAGGCCGAGCCTCTGCAAGAGTGCTACCATCTTCTGCTCCCTCTAAAACTCACGACGCGTGTGTAACCTACACGGGTATTACTCAGCGTCGACACATCACCAACACCTCGCAACCAATATGGTTGCGGTGTGTTGTATTTGCCACGCTTGGGTTAGTGACGAATATACGCCCCATCCTGCGGCGATTAAACGGCGAGCCTGGTAAACAATATGTTAATCTTAATGGTTCGTAAGCAACATTATTGCTCGTCATGATCCCATAGCGGCCCCGCCGTATCCGGGCTGAGCACCCAGCGCGCCGTCCGCCTGCTGCCGATCTTCTGGACCGCGCCACGATGCCGCAGCAGGTAGGACAGGTTAGCCCGAACGCGACGGATCAGCGCCGGCTTGGCCTCATGCCCGTAGCCCTTCTCCGTAATGATCGCGTCGGCAATGGCCGGTGTGCTGAGCGGCTTCCCATCAGCCTTCCGCAGCGCGCCGACGATGAGCCGGTTGAGCTCGCCCCCGCCGAATAGCTTGACCTGGCGGAGCCGTTTCGGGGCGATGGTGTCGGCTCGATATTCGGGATCCAGAATCCGCAGCGTGGCGTCCAGGTGCGCTAGTTGCTCCTCCCGGCTACGGATGCCTTCCTTGAAGCGGACTATCTCACCGGCAAGCGTGGCGCGGCGATCCTTCAGTGCCGCAATGGCATAACGGTTGGTTTTGTCAGTGGGAGTCCTGCTTGGCGTCCTAATGGGCGTTTTTATCGGCGTTCCAATTCCGGTCATGCTCTATTCTCGAAATGGACTCGCGGGCTGTATGCGATCCATTTCGGAATTTAATGCCTGCCATGCCGGAAGCTTGTGGCGTTTGCGCCATAATACCGCAGTTGCCTGATGGCTGTCTTTTCCGGCCCCGATGCTGAACGGCGCGCTCGTGAGTACGCCGACAGCAGGAATAAAGCAGAAAGAGAATGAGGCCTTGCGGCCTCAAAACGTCCCGTCGATGATGCGCATCATTGCAGGCGCGCGCGGGTTCTTCACCTTCAGCCATGATCGCGATCGGCCGCTCTTGTAAGGCGCGGCCAGCCGCTTGCAGACGATCCCCTCGAGCCCGAGCGCGCAGGCTGCTTTGAACATTTCGGCGCCGTCGCCGGCGGTGTGCTCGACATACTGGATTGCGTCATGTGACCGGTGGAGCAGTTTGCGCAGCGTGCGCTTGCGGACCTCAAAGGGTTGCCGGCGAAGATCCTCGTCATCATGCATCAGCACGTCGAACGCGCAGGCGATCGCCTGGTGATCGTATGCGCGGCAGTGCAGCCGGTCGAAGTCGGCGCGGCCATCCGCATCGGTGCACACGAGCTCGGCGTCGATAATGGCCGGCGCCTTCAGCTTGGCGGCTGCCTCGACCACAAGCGGATAGCGGTCCGTCCAATCGGCTGCATTCAGGGTGTAGAGGCGAATCCGCCCGTCTCGAACGTGGAGCTGAATCCTATAGCCGTCGTGCTTGACCTCGTAGGCCCAGCCGGGCCCTTCGGGCGCTGTCTTCGCCAGGATCGGTCGGCAAGGTGAAATGAAGGCGGCCGGGGTGTATCCCCGGCCGCGCGGTTTACGCACACGCCACAACATGGCGCGGATATAGGGGCATGTCTTAGAGGCTGCTAGGCGCACTCAAGCTGGACGTCTTCCTGGTTCCATTTTCGCTTGGCGTGCCGGAATAAAACTGGCTCTTGCGTAGTCCGCTCGTCCCGGCTCACAATCTCCTCAATGACTTTCATGAGGTGGTCAAGAATCTTGCCTCCCTCGGGCTGCGCCCTCTCGGACGCTAAGAAAAGCACCCGCAGCAGGAAGTCGGCCGGTCCCGGAATTTCATCGGTCTGGCCCTTTTCCCACCTCGCGACCGTCTGATCGGAGACCCGCATCTTTTCGCCGAGCTCCGCCTGAGTGAAGTCCATATGCTCGCGCAGAAAGCGCACTTCCTTCGGCGCAAGCACCTTGCGGTGAGTGACCAGGTGCAGACCAATGGCCTTCCACAGACCATCCATGTCCTCAATGGTCACATATTCCTCGCCATCAACGGTTTCCCGGGTGAACCCGTTGATCAGATAAACGTCGTCCAGCCCGCACGCTGTATAGTGCAGCGGCTCACCATCAGGCTCCCGGGCGTCCGTTTTCCTGAACTCTAGGGTCATTTTTGATCTTCCCATTCTACGGTCTTTACAAACAGGCGTGCATTGCGAATTACGAGCACAACCACTCCCGCCTCCCTTCGACCTTTCGCTTCCCTAGTCAGCTTCACCTTCCATTCCCCCGGTTTCAGTCCCGGTTCGATGTCTCCCTTGATCTCGCCTTGTCGCAAAACCAAGACCGCGACGTGGTCTCGGATGCCGCGTTCCTCCATCCGCTTAAACGGCGCACGAGGTCACGCAAGGTGCTCGGGCGCATCTGAACGACGACAGGCGCTGTCTTCTTGATTGTCACAACGCCTATCAACAAGATAGGTTCGCACCTGTCAATATGATAGGTGCGATTAACGGCGGGTAAAAAGCGGGATATAGGTAAAAATTGGGCCTTTGTGGCCACTTAGGAATAGAGGATGGCCGCGATCGTCGCGGAATCTAGGTAGTGTTCGAGAAAATCGAGCGTCGACCGGCCAAGCTGCCGCTGCTGCTCCTCGGCTGACCTCGCCACCAGCGCGGCCACCTCTCGGGATGCGTCCCGTGACCAGCCTTCGTCGGTATTGAACGCTACCACGCGCACAGGGCGATGGTACTCGCCCCGGATCATGTCCTCGACCACGGTCGATGCATCGCAAGCCGTTTCTTCGGTCTCGCGGTAGACCCGGCCAAGCCGCCCGAAATCGTCGACGACGATAAAGACGGTGCGGTGTGCCTTGTGCGACGGCACCAGGGGAGGGGCTTCGGACATACGCAAATACCACGCTACAAACTGACCTATCCAATGCCGGCGGCGCGGAAGCGTTCCGGAATGGGGTCAGCGGCTAGGCTGCGGCTTCCTCTCGCTCCAGCGCGCTTTGATGGCCTGCATTGCCTCTTCCCGGCTCGCGGCGTGACCGCGATCGGCCGCCATTGCCGGAAACAGATTGAGCCCCCAGAACCAGAGCTTGCCGCTCGGTGAATGGGTCGTCTTGTAGATGCGGCCGATGACGGGACCGGTCCGGCTGCCCTCGCGCACGTCGTAATCGTCCTCGTTCCAGGTGACGTCTCCGGAGCGGCTTTTGTTGGCGGAGATGAGGTAGAGGCGGAGGTCGTCGGGCAAGGCAATCCTCCCCAAGGTAGCGCGCCAGAGGAACGCGAGGGGAACGCCGCTGTGTCAGCGGTGTGTCACTTTTTCTGCAGGTTCCTGCATCGTTCTTCCGGAACCTGCATCAACCTGCAGGGTGTGGCTCTGAAAAAGCGCCCATTTTCCCGCATTTGCGAGCTTTTCAGGGTGGGGACACGGCCCCCGGCAGGGGAATTATCCGACGCGCGAGATCGCTCGATTACTCGCGGTGTTTTTGCGCTTGCTGGATGGCCGCTGTGTCAATGGTGTGCCAGAAAGCAGGTTGGTCAGCGTGCGATCGTCGCTCGCGTGCCCGTAGGTCTCCAGAACCTGCCGCGGTGTGCGCCAGCCGCCGAGCTTCGCGACGGTCACCGGATCGACGCCGGCCTGAATCAACGTGGTGGCAAAGCCGTGTCGGCAGGAGTGGAAGGGCAGGAGTTCGATTTCCGCCCGGCGTATCGCCGTTCTCCAGGCCTTCCATGCGGCCATTCTGGTTTTGTAAAGGAAGACGCGTTCGCGGCGCCTGGGCTGATTGGAGAGCGCCGTAAAGGCTTCAGGTGGCATGTGTGCCAGCCTCTCCGATTTCGTCTTGCTCTGGCCGATGCGCACGGTGCGCGCCTGCAGATCGACGTCGCTCCAGCGCACGGCCAAGGCCTCGGAGACGCGCGCTCCAGTCTGGAACATGAACCAGGCCAGCGCGCCGAGATGCGGCGATGCTTCGGCCGTGAATCGCTGCACCCATTCGAGCGTGACCGGTTTGCGGACCTTCAGGTCCACCTTGAACCGCTTCACCTTGATCGGCGGGCAGATCTCCATTTCGGCGGCGTGATTGATGATCGCCTGCGTCGGCACGATCGCTTGACGGTTGCGCGTCGCGGCCGAAGCGCCGGGGTAGAGGTCGATCGCGGCCTGCCTGATCGCGCCGGCCGGAATGTCCTTCACTAGCGTCTCGCGCCAGTGGTCTTCGATCTTCTCGAGGAAGCGCGTGGGTTTGCCCGCGGCGCGATAGAGCATCGCCGCCTGGGCGAAGGTCAGGACCGCGGCTGGCCCATCAAGACGACATTTCCATTCTGTCGCTTCGCGCTCGGCCGTGATCCGGGCTGCGACGTCTTTGTCCGCAGCGCCTGTAGAGCCGCGTATCCTCCGGCCGGCAACCGTGCCGCGATAGTGCCAGATCTGGCCTCGGCGGTAGATTTTGAGGGGCATGGGCGGCTCGCCTCCAGGATCACGCAAACGTCGTCAGCCGTCAGCACCATACGATTGCCTAAGACGCGGCACGCGCCAAGGCCCCGCGCCAATTTGCGCACACGCCTCGGTGACCAGCCCAGGCGCTCGGCGAGGTCTTCCGGGGTCGTGATTTCGGGAAGGATGCTCACCAACCCCTCCATGGCTCGCCGGTGCGCCGGTCGACCACCAGCCCGTTGATCTTCCGCTTGCGGGGATCGAGGCGGTTGCCGGGAATCGTCGGCGCGTTCCTGATCGCGCGTGCGGCATCTTCGCGCCGGCGGACGCGGGCGATGATGCGCTGATCGTAGACGGCGGTTTTGATGCGCCAGCACGTGCGGGTCAGGCAGGCGCAATTGGAGAGATCGTTCCGGCCGGAGATGCGCGACGGCTCTATGTGCTCGTAGAAGGTATTGCCTTCGCCCAAGGGCCTGCCGCACGGCTGCGGAAAGACGTGCGGGATGAGATGGCATTCACAGATGCCGCCCGATCTCTCAAAGGCCTCCCGCTTCGTCGCCTTGCTGAATTCGCGCCGACGGAAGGTCATGCGACTGCCTTCCGGATATGATGCTCGAGCTTTGCAACCGCCATGATCGTCGGTTTGATCTCCGCCGGCGCGTCGTCATAGGCGACGCGCTTCTTGTGGCGGCCACCATTGAGGCGCGGCAGGAGTGCGCGCGGGACTAGCTCCCAATTTGATGGGTCGCAGTTCGTCTTGTCGTCAGAGAGGCATTTGAGAGCCATTTCCGGCGGGACGCGGCCGTGCTGCTTTTCCCAAAGCCAACGATGTTTCAGAACGTGCCGGCGCTCAAAGCCAGTGTGCGGGTTCCTCTCCGCGACACTGATTTCGACATAGCCGTCTTTCGAGATGCGTTCGTGTCCCTCGAATTTCGTGTTGTGCGGGAGATTGCCCCTCTTGAATTGAGTTTTTCGCGCATTCGGATGGCGTCCGCCCGCGCCCGGCGGGCATTTCTTATCCTTATTGTGGGGCACATTCCCCTTGCGGAGTCTGCCGTCGCGTCCGGTCATCCAGCCATTACGTTTGCAGAGCGCGTGCAGATTGGCGACTGAAACGTTCTTTCGTCCGAACCTCTTGACGAACCGCGCGTGCAGTTCACTCCGCGGGAGCGTGCAGTGACGCTGGATGAAAGCGAGCTCGCGGCGGCTATATTCGATCCAATGCCCCTTCATTTCGTCTTACCTTCGATCAAAGGAAGGTAGGGCTGAACCTTCGCGCCATGGTCCGCGACCAGTTTTGCGGCTGCAATCTGCAGGGTGGCATTCCGAATGATCTGATCGGCTAGTCCGACGATCGCTTCGCCGCGACGCGCCTCATGCTGGATCTGTTCAGGTGTGAGGTCCTCTGCGGAAAGCCTTTCGATCTGCGCAAACAGATGGTTGTTGAGGTCGCCGAGCTTATTCTTCATGCGCTTGCCTTTACGATCAGCCCGACATTGGCGATCACATACCCGCCAAGGATCAACGCATCAGATAGTTTCCCTGCGCGAATCCAAATCGCTGCCTGTCCGGCATAGAGCAGGGTGACGATCCAGAGGAGGGCGGATTGGCTCATTCCGCCGCCTCCATCGGGTACGCCGAGGGCTCAGCGTCGATCTTCTCCTGAATGTTGCGTGCGCGGTCTTTCAGAAACGCGAGCTCCATGCGCCGGCCTGCCGACCATTTCCACTCGTTGTGCGTCCCGAAGTCGCGCTTGCCGCGACGTTTCAACCGGGCGATCTGCGCGTGTGTGACCGTGAGTGCGCGGCGCAATTGCGAGAGGGCGGATGTGCTCATTCCGCCGCCTCGCCGTAAACTTCGGTGCAATCGTCGATTTCGTCACCTGCGCCAGCGAGCGCCGCGGCGACGAGCCTCCCGATCTCGGTGAGACGTGCCGTGTATCGCGAATGCGGTCGCGGTCGGTTTTCGACAAAGATAGAAACGAGGTAGCGATCGAAGAGCGCCTGGATGACGCTCTCCTGGATGCGCTCGCCGCTCATCCCGCGCCAGACATGGCGCTCACGCAACAGCACGGTATCGCGCCGGAGGATCAGTAACGCACTACGCGCGGCCGGTGTCAGCCGGCGCATGTCCTTGGATTTGCCGCCGTACGCGCGCGGGCGTGGCCGTCCGCGGCGTGAGAATTCGAGGGGCGCTTGCGTTGCCGTGCTGCTGAATTCGTAAGCGCCCTTCATTCCTTAAGCCTCTTCAATGCCCTGGCAGATCGGAGCGAGCGCGGTTTTAATCTCTTCGGCCCGCGCTTTGGCCTTGCGTTCGACGTGCGCGAGATGATTGGAGAACGCGCGCGCGGCGGACAATTGCAGGCGCGGATTGCGGATCAGTCCGCAGGACCAGCCGCAGACGCAGTGCAGGCTGGTGAACTTGCCGTCGTCACCGCCGAGCCATGGCGCGTGCAGATCGCGTGTCTTGACGATCGTGCGTGCGGCCAGATCGGCCATCTGCGCGCCGTTCCAGGTGAGGCGATGGAATTTATGGCCTTCGGGCTTTTCGGCGAGGCCGAGATCACGCAACCGAACGAAGGTCGAGAGCGTGAACGGCGGGACGGAATATTGCTCGCGCAACTTCATCCAGACCGTGCGGATCGATGTGCGGCCGCTCATCTGAATCAGCGCACATTGCTCGCCTTCGCTCAGATCCTCGAGCTTGATTTCCGGCCGCGCCGGTTCCTGATACGCCGGCACTGCCGGCGCGGCCGTCCCGAATGCTGCACCTTGCGGGAATTTCAACTTCTCCTGAACCAGTTGTGTACTCACGATGACAACTCCACTGAACAAAACCGACGCAACGACATAGGTGATGAGCTGCGCCGCATCCCGTACGCGGCCGCGTTTCAAGCCATCGGGACGCAGCGCGAATCCGCCGGCAGGCTCGCAACCTCTCCTTTGCTGTGAGACGGCGGAAAAGATCATCGGCGCGGCTCCGGAACCGCCGCTTTCAGATGCCCGCTGATCGCGCTGCGGAGCGCGCCATACCGGCCGGTGAATGACCAGCGGCAGCTACAAAGGCCGGTGTAGGTTTGCTCATCGCCGGGCTTGCGCAGCCATTCGACGGCATGCCGAGGCGTCGCGGGTTCGCCACGCGGGCTGACGATCTGACGGCTTATGTAGCCTGAGCGCGCGGCGGGCATGGATTATGCCGCCTCTTCCTTGCCGCGAGGAATCAGCATCGCCAGATGCGAAACTTTGTCGGCGCACGTCTCGTGCACGAAGACTGTCGTGGGCCCGTCGAATATTTTGGCGAGGTCTTCGTTGGGACCCATAACCGCCGCTAGTGGCCCGATCTGCAATTCGAGACCATGGGCTCGCTGTAATGCTTGGCCGTCGAACCCGCCGCGCGTGATGGTGACGCAATAGAAGAGGGGGATGCCGCCCTCCAACTGCTTTTTGCCACAGACGGCGCAATTGCCGAGCTTTGTGAGTTCGTCCAGCTTCATGCCGGGAAGGGATTTGATGTCGTCCATCACGCCACCCGCTTGAGGCCGGCGCGCTTCTCAGGCCCGGCGATCGTGCGCGCGACCGCCGTCACCACGAGGCGGGAGGCTGGCGTCTCGATATCGATGAAAGCTTCCGCCAATTCCTTGGCATGCGGCAGGCTGAAGAACCGCGTGGTGAGATCGTTCGTTGGGTCGGCCACAACCGCGCCAGGCTGCCCCGGTGCACCCTCATAGAAAAATGCGACCGGCGTCTGCAGGGCTTGGGCGATCTGACACATGCGGCTGCTGCCGATGCGGTTCTTACCGTTTTCGTATTTTTGCACCTGCTGAAACGTGAGCCCGAGCGCGTCGGACAGCTTCTCTTGGCTCATGCTAAGCAGTTTCCGGCGCATACGAACGCGGGAGCCGACATACTGATCGATTGGGTTGATCTGTTTCTTCGCCATGGTTTCCCCTCTGGATGCGCCGGCTATGCCGGTTCTTTGCTGGTTGTGGTCCGTGATGCCGCCATGCGATCAAGCGCATCGAGCGTGCGCTTACAGAACATTGCCGCGTACTGTTCGGCGGCGGCCTTCGCCTCGTCGGCGGTATCTTTGCCCGCGCCGCCTGCGATCTCGCCAATTTCTCCATTGCGATCCGGTTCGGTCAGGCTGACGTGCCAGCACCAGCCGCATCCGCGATAGCTCTGATCCGTCACGGCAAGGTCGAGACCTCCGGCGATGACGGCAAATCCGGAAGGTGTCGGTTTCCATTCGGCCATCACCGCGTCTCCTCGCTGATCGAGGTCGGCTTGCCCATCATCGTCAGGTTGATGGCGCCGCTCTTCAGTTGCGAAAGGATCGTGTCGGCGAGGCTCTCGGCCTGCGCTTCGCTCTTGGCAACGAAGATGAGTTTGACCTCGCGGCCTGTCTGCTCGAGACGAACCTCGTTTCCGAAATTGGGATGCGAGAAGGGCTGGCCGCTCATTGCGCCGCCCTCCGCTTTATCTCCGCGCTGGCGCGCTCGGGAGCGAGCTCATGCGCAAAGGCGATGGCCGCGACAGCAATGGCGGGGAGGAGACGATCGAGCGCGTATGCGGCTACGGCCGCGCTTGCCGAAAGCGTGATCGTTCGGATCGCTCGTGGGATTGCGCGCATGCCCCATACCCCGAAAGGGTTATGGGCGATTTATAGCCTGACTAGAAATACAGCGCAACTGGAAATTATCGTCAGTGGTCTTTGCACCATTTATCATAATTTCGCAGGCGACTTCCGAGACTTACTGACCAGACATCCGGACCGAGTATGGTCGGGTTTCCGGCGCCGGCATTAAAACTGAGCACATAGGCGTTGGTTCCATCCCAGGCAAATGGCACTGGGCCGGTCATTCCGCCGAAGGCGTTCTTCGCATTGACGCTGCCGCATACTGCCGATCTGCCCGATATCGTGACCGTGCGGAGTCGGGAAAATTGAGCGCTGTGCGGATCTCGCAGCTGCTGGCGAACGCGCGCTTCGGCGGATGAGAGCAGCGGGTTTGTCGACTTGGTCGCTGGTTTATGGGCTGTCTGTTTCGCTTCGGCGTCGTAGCACTGAAGACGCGAGGTCGCGTCACTGATCGAGGCGCAGGGCGACTTTGCGGCACTCTCGCGCGGCAATAAGGCTAACGAGACGATTGCGATTGTTAGCCATTTCATGCAGTTCGCGCGCCCCTGTCGCGGCGTTTTCGGTGATGATCTGCAGGCGGCACGCGGAACGTAACGACCCCAGCAGGGACCGCATTAGGGTCGACGTCCAGTAAGAGCCCACGCGCGACATCGAATGCGGATGCTAGAAATCTGAGCGCATCGAGGCTCGGGTCGTTATCCCCACGCTCGTAAGCCGAAATGCTGGCGACCGATAGACCGCTGCGGCCAGCCAGATCCTCCTGCGTCCAGCCGAAATATTCACGCCACTCCCGCACGTTGTGCGTCTTTGGACGCTCCACGGCGGGCGCTTTGCGCTTGCGCAGGTAGGGGCCTTGCTTCGGCATGGCTGGAATTCTAGCCACGCCGGATGTGGACACCACCGAGTGGAACTGGATTTCTTGTTGCAATGAAAATCCAGTTTACCTAGAGATTATGCAGTAAGGATTCGACATGACGCTCTCCGAATGGCTCGCCATCCCCAATCCCGACGGCTCTCGCAAGCGCCGTCGCGTCTTTGCGGCGGCCATTGGTGTGTCTCCGACCATGGTGACCGAGTACGCCGCGGGTCGCATGTGGCCCGGTCGCGACATCATGAAAGCGATCGTTCGCGAAACCGCCGGACAAGTGACCCCGAACGATTTCCTGCAGCCTGAGGCGGCTCAATAATGGCCTCACACCGCGCGCAGCCCATCGAATGGCTCCGGCTCGGGCGCAAGTCCGGGCACGCGAGCGCCCACCAGGCACATCGCGAGCTGTGCGACGCAGGCGGGGACATTGCTCAACTCGCCCACGATCTTGCCGGTAACCACGCGCATCGCCTTTCCGTTTCCGGGCTCGAGCGGCATCTGCTCGTCGTAGAGGTAGATCGTCACCCGGCCGTTCTTGATGGCGATGCCGCCGATGCCTTCGGCGACGATCTCCGGAACTATGTTCGCGTCGGTCAGTCCCGCGATCGGCGGAACGATCCATGTCGCCATTTTTGTTCTCCCCCTCGCTTATGCACGGGGAGATTGTGTGAAACCGGGCATTTCGGTCCGGTTTCCGGAATGTCTCAAGTTGTCGAAAAAGACAACCTGAGGTCTTTTCACGGCATCGCAATTCATCGCGAGTCCAATCCCGCCGAGGCTCAGCCATGACCGGCCTCGACTTCGCGACCTACGGAGCTTTGCTCGCGCTGACCCTCGCCGGCGTGAGCTCCATGCTCACGTCGCTGTGCCTCCTGCGTGAGCTTTCGTCTTTTGACCGCCAAATCACGCGAATTTTTAGCCGGATCGGCGATTCCGATTTGTGCGCCCATAGGGAAGAGGAGGGCGCGCAGTGAACGAGCAATCCTTCCCGGTCTGCTGCGCTTGCCCCGTAGGTTCGGATCATGCCGCTTTGATGAAGGGGAGCCTCTCTGGATGCCGCCGCCAGCCGCAACCTGACGCGTCCGGAGAATTGCTTCGCGTCGAAATCGTCGCGCAGCACTGGTCTGCCCGTCGGGCCGTTGACAACAGCATCCCAATATCCCGCGATTTTGGCGCGCTTCGGACGCAGGATCTGTGCGCCCTCGCACACAATTCCGAACGGCGCATGGTTGTGCACGTGAAGTTCGATCGACTCCCAGCCGGGAGCATCCAAACGATACCGCTGGGCCGTTTCCAACCAGAAGCGGGGCTGTTCGGCCTTCACCTTGTGGCGGTGAGCCAACCAAGAGACGGCAAAACTCGCGCTCGAGATCACCAGGGCAAGGGTCGAAAAGATATCGGATCGGGTGAAGTCCATCGGGTCGATACTCGTCTGGGTAGACCGACAGTTCACCACAATTCACTTGAAAAAAGCGAGCCGGGTCCGGACGCGCACATCCTTCCCGCACCCGGCTCGCAGTCTCGCCAGACAGAGGTTCATGGGGTCGCTGGCGAAGCTTCCGAATTTGTATCTGCGTATCGAGGGGCTGAAACATGCGCGAATCGTGCACAACGGCGGGAACTCCGTCGATTGTTCCGGGTGCAAGAACTTGCACTCTTTTGCCGCCAGTGGGCGGAATCGACTTGCACCAAATTGTCGGGACAGTTCTCACGCTGCACCCGCGCGGCGCTGCAAAGTGGTTGCAGCGCATCACCGGAAAGTCGCCAAGGACCGTCAAATACTGGATCTCCGGCGATTACGCGCCGCGTGGGGTCGACGCGCTCAAGATCACCGCTGCGCTCCGCGCCGAGCTCGCCGAGCATCAGCAGCGCTTACAGCAATTCGAACTGCAATTCTGAATCCCGTAGCGAAAGTCGGGGACTGACTCACTGCGTGATAGTGGTGGGACGGGCTGATCCGGCGAGTAGGGATATCGTGGCTCCGTCCGCAGGCGTCCACGTGTCCGGCATACCTGCGGCCTCCGGATGGCTTCGGCCATCCGGATTGTCGCGGGGTGGAGCAGCCCGGTTAGCTCGCCTGGCTCATAACCACGAGGTCGCCAGTTCGAATCTGGCCCCCGCTACCAAATGCCGTAGCGAAAGCAACGACGACAGGCCGAGGGATCAACGGGCAACAGGTCCCGCCCCGGTGTTGCGAGTAGGCGACCTGCCCGCGCAGGCAGCCGGCGCGTCCGGGCAATCGGCGCGCTTTGTTTCTCTCGGAGGGTGGCGCCCAAGGTGGGCACACGGTCCTGAAAACCGCGCCACGGTGATGAGCCGTGATGGTTCGATTCCTTCACCCTCCGCCAACCACATCGCGAGGGCCGCGTGAGCGTAAAACCCCCGCAGGATTACGCGATCGATGGCACCTGTCTAGCGCATCGATACCGCCTTCGCCCGACATGGTTCGGCTTCTGCGTCCTTGAACAATTGATCGAGACGCGTGACGGCCGCGCATATTGGGAGCGGATGCGTTGGCCGCTTGAGGTCGCCGACGAGGAGTCCGCGCGTCTGCATCGCCATCTAGCGAGGGCCTCATGACCCCTCGCACCAAAGAACTCGTCATCGCCTACGGCCTGTCCTTCGCCATCGCGCTCATCTGGAACGTGACGGCACACGCCAAGCCCCGCCATCGTCACCATCACCACAAGACGCATCATGCGCGCCCGGTGCTGGATGCGAATGCCAACAGCGCGCAGGTGATCGGCGGACGTCCTTCCGGCTGCCCGCACGCCTACTGCGGCTGCGGCCTCGCGCGCTTCCTCGGGATCTCCGACAAGCGGCTCAATCTCGCCGACGCCTGGGCTCGTATCTTTCCGCACACGCATGCGCGTCCGGGCGCCGTCGCCGTACGGCGCTATCACCGGCACGGGCACGGCCACGTGATGCAGCTCGTCGAGCATATCGCGGGCTCGCGCTGGCTGGTGAGAGATTTCAACGGCGGCCGGCATCTGTCCTGGCTGCATGAGCGCGATGTCGACGCGCACAACTACGTTTTTGTTAATCCAGAGGCGCAAGCCGCCTCGCTGTTCTGAGTTTCCAGTAAACGCGTTTTGTATCTGTTGCGTTGACGTGCGGGGTGAATGCCGCGCGAGCGCTCCTGCTCGATCGGTTTCAACAGGGGTAGCCAATGTCAGAATGTCAATTCGTGCGCTCACAGCGCGTCATCCTTCCGAGCGATATGACCGGAGCCGAAGGCGTGCAGGGCGTGATTGTCTCGGCGACCACTTTCGTCGGCCGCGAGCCGGAATACGGCGTGCAATGGCTTCTATGTGCGACGGCAGACGGCAACGGCTCGCTCGTTCCGCGGCAAGGCTCGCTCGCCGAATCCGTGCTGGTCGCGGCGCAACCGCCGACGATGATTGCGTCGGATGAAGCCGACAAAGCGGTGCAGGTCGCCTTCGAAAAAGGTCTCGCAACGCGCATTGACGAATACGAAGGCGAGATCAGGAAGTTGCAGCGCAAGAGCGCGCGCCGCCGCCGGTGAAGTTCAAATTGTTTCACGTGAAACCTTGAACCTGCTTTTCCGGAGCGGCTGCGATGCAGACGAACTTCTATTCGCGATACGTGAATCACGCGGCTGACCGCGCCTTCTGGCTCGGCAAATCCAATTCCAACGCGACGGCGCGTGTTACCCCTGCAGCCCCCGACGCCGTCGCCAGCCGGCCAGATCATCCGCCGCATCTCGATCCGGCCGGCGCTTCTGCGGAGACGCGGCAATGAGCGCGACTGTTCTCCTTTCGACCGAACAGCGTGCGGCCATGATCGCGCGCACGCGGCTCGAATACGACCCGAAGGTCGCTGATGAGTTGGAGCGTCTTTCGGACATCCTGAATACGCCGCAGTTCTCTCCGTTCTCGGAAGCCGTTGTCAGTGAGGCGAAACATCAGCGCTTTCGCTGGGGTGACGAGGCTGACGCTCAAAAGACCGCTTGGGATTGGTTCTGGACGCTCGGCTATCTCGGCGGGAAGGCCGCGCATGCGGCACTCGTTGGCGATCTGGAAAAGGCAAAGCATCACACCATCACCGCTGCGGCGATGTGCGCGAATTGGTATCGGCACATCTGCGCAGTCGAAGGAACTACGCCATGAGCGCCGAAACGATCCTCACCATGGCGAATGGCAAGGGCGTCGATCTCCTTGCCGTGCGACCCGAAGACATCGATTTCGAGACGCTTGCGGAGCATATCGCCAAGGAAAAACGCTTCAACGGCGCAACGCGCGGCAGGGAATATTCGGTCGCGCAACATCTCTGCATCGGCACCGACGCCATGCTCCGCGACGGCGCGAGTGAAGTCGAAGCCGCCTATTTCCTGCTGCACGATGTGCAGGAGGGCCTCTGGAAAGACGACCCGACGCCGAAGAAGCGCGCAATCGCGGAGCGCATCCAGGCCAAGTGCGGCGTACTCGCCGACGACATTCACGACGTGCTGGACGGCATCGTCGATGAACACGACGCGGCCATTCACGCGGCGGCCGGCGTGGCTTGGCCGGTCACGCAAGAGATCGCCCGCGTCGTCAAATATTACGACGTGGTGATGTTCGTTACCGAGTGGCGCGACCTGATGCGCGGCATCGAGCATCCCTCCTGGAAAGCCTACGAAGGCGTTCGTCCGCTCGAGACGGAGATCGTGCCCTGGCGCTGGAATCTCGCCATGTCCGAATGGCTCAAGCGGGCCAAGGTGCTGCTGCCGACGATGCGGACGGGAGCAGCATCATGATGACACGCGGCATCATCTGCATCCTGCTTTTACTCGTGCTCGCGGCTTGCCTCGCCATTTCGGTGCGCAAGCCAGCCGAGCAAACGCGTGTTGTTTACGCCGACGATGACGACGAACAGATCGTCGGCGATGGCGCATGGCCGCAGGCCCATTATCCGGCGAGCCGGGCGAACCGGAGCGCAGCGGAATGAGAAACCGCCGCTGGACGAGCGCAGAAAATGATCTGTTGATCACGCTTGTCGAGCGCGACCGCATCGCATGGGCGCGCATCGCGACGCACTTCGGTCGAACGGCCGCAGCATGCTCGGTACACTACAATAGCATGCGGCGGCCGGGAAAGCGGCGCGCTATCGTCAAGGTAGATTATCGCTTCGGGCAATCAGATCAGCCGATCCGGTCGCTCGACGAAATCGCCGCATCAAGCAACAGCGCCCCTAAGCCGGAGCTCGCCGAAGAACGTGACCGGCGTCTCTCCGCGCGAACTTCGCGTGACCAAGCGCATCTCCATCGCGGCGATGTTACGCCCTGCTTCTTCGGCGATCCGCCTCCCGGCTGTTCCGCGCTCGATCAAAAGCGCGCGGCGGAGAAGCGCCCATGACCGTTCTCCGAGACCAAATCGAACTGCTCTGGTTCGAACCCGGCACCGCGGCCGATGCCGCAGCCGCCGCGAACAAGCATCTCCCGGCGCCAAAGCGCGTCTCTCCCGATCAGGTCCGTCAGATCTGGACGAAGGGACAGATCGAAGGGCGGCTGCCGAACCTGCCGCGTCCGCACAAGGGCTTCGGCGGTTTCGTCGCGCCGCTGATGCGGCATCTCGGGCGCGTCATGGCGAGGAGGGCTGCGTGAGCGAAGAGCGCAAGCCCTTCTGGGTCAAATGCGGCAAGTG